CAAGCCGCTGCTGATGCAAAACTCGCACGCTCGGGCGCTCAGATTCTGACTGGCCCTGTGACGCTAAACGCAGCATCTGCAATTACTGTGGGAACTCCTGCGCTCAATGGCGCGTCTGGAGCTAATGGTTTTTACATTGGCAGCACAGGTATTGTTGGTACAAAGAACGGCGTCGCTACTTTTGCTTTGGACAACGCGGGTAACGCTACATTTAGGGGTGATCTGACTGGTGCGTCTGGTACGTTTAGCGGTAATTTAGCGGTTGGTAGTAGCCCTGCGATTTCTGGCACAACGATGTCTGGCTCGGGTGCGATTATTAACAGTGGTGGAACATTTGCTATTGGTAGCTCTACAGCCAACATTACCTTTACTAATGGAGCCCTGCGGCTTAACGGCAACGTGGTGGATATCGAGAACTTGATCCCCGGTGCTGCACTACCAAACTACGTTCGTACGTACAAGGGTAATGTTTCCCCCACGGTTAACGTCGGCACCCTAAGCGCAAACAATGCGTGGGGGCCTCTGGCCATGGACGCCACTGCCCTAAACAATAAGCTTGGCGCAACGGACTACGACGCATACCGAACACTTTTCCCTGCCGGTACGTATTTCTATGAGTTGTCAGTTCCTGTTAAGAACAACACCAGCGATACCAACGACGCTACATACACAGCGCTAGTGGTGAACCCACCCGGAGGGGTTGGAGGCAGTTATCAGATCGTAGATTACGACGGGGAGGGAAATCCTATTTATGGTTTTGTTTCCAACCCTTATACAGTTATCAGTACCGCAGGAGTTAATGTGGTTGGTGATTGGCAAACTGCTACGATCTTTGGTGTCGGTCGCTTCACATTAGCGTCCCCTACGTACATTTCCCCTGCAGTTATGACAACTGAAGCTAATAACATGAACGTGGTTGCCCGCAACGGATTTTGTACTTTAATCTGGCGTGTCTGGAGGGCTAACTAATGGCGAATGAAAACTACAGCGCCTTGGCATCTGACGCCAAGACAAAAAGAAACCGAATTTTGTATGAGACCGACTGGACTCAAATGCCCGACGTGACGCTGGCCAACAAAGCCGCTTGGGCCGCCTACCGCCAAGAGTTGCGTGACATTACTACGCAGGCAGGTTATCCTACAGAAATCACTTGGCCAACTCCACCGCAATAAGACATAATACGCACATGGCAGAACTTGTCTTTGACCAGAAGGAACGTATTGGCGCTTGGGTTGCTGAGCGTGTTGGTCAAGTCGCCGACTGGGGTAGTTTCTACGCACTTGGGGTTATGCAAGGAGACGAGGTTCTAGCCGGAGTAGTCATAAACAACTACAATGGTTCCAACGCTACCTGTCATATAGCCATCGCACGGCAGACGAAGCAGATCATCCCCCTCTTCGAGCATGTGTGCAACTACGCTTTTAACCACTGCCAGTTAAAAAGACTCACTGGCATGGTGCCCACAAATGAACCGCGTATCATAGAATTCGATAAGCATCTAGGGTTTGAGGAAGAGTTCGTAATGAAAGACGGCGCTCCCGGCGCTGATATGCAGATTTTGGTAATGCGGCCTGACAACTGTCGTTGGCTGCGCAAGGAGTAAATATGGGCGGAAAATCGCAACCAGCACCAGACTATTCGGCCATGGCCGCTGCCACGGAGCGTGGTATTGCTACTGCTGAGCGTCTTGGTAATCGTCAAATGGACTTCGCACAGCGTCAGTACGAGGAAATGAAACCTCTGGCTGAACGAGTCGCTACTTCGCAGATGGCTGCTCAAGATGAACTGATGCGGCAGGGGCGAGATTACTACGACTACCAGCAGCGAACGTTCCGACCGTTAGAACAAGGGCTAGTTGCCCAAGTGCAAAATTACAACACCGAGGGTAACAGAGCCCAGATCGCTGCCCAAGCCGCTGCTGATGCGGCAAACGCATTCCAATCTGCGCAGGGTGTTAGCGGACGTGAGATGGCTCGTCGCGGTATTAATCCATCATCTGGTGCTGGGTTAATGTTAAGAAATCAAAACGCCCTCGGCCTTGCAAGTATGACCGCAGGTGCAGCTACTAACGCCCGCCGTCAAGCTGAACAAACTGGCTTTGCTCGCAGCATGGATGTCACTGGCTTAGGCCGTAATTTGGCTGGCGCTTCAACTGGAGCATACACTGCTGCTAACGCTTCAGGTTCTTCTGGCTTAGCTTCCTCAATGTCTGCGGGAGATCAGTTTGGTAGGTCGTTTGGCCAAGGTGCAGGCTACTCCTTAGAAGGTGGTCGACTTGGTGTTCAGGGCCAAGGTCAGATTCTTGGTGCTCAGACTAACGCGTTTAACACTGGTTTACAGGCCAGAGGCGAAATGTTTGGCTCTATTCTTGGCGCGGCTGCTGCTTACCGCTCTGACCGTCGCCTCAAAGAAAATATTGAGGAAGTTGGTCGCGATGAGCGCACCATGTTGCCGCTCTATGAGTTTGAGTACATTGGTGGAACCGGCAAGCGTTTCTTAGGCGTGATGGCCGACGACGTTGAGAAGAAATTCCCAGCTATGGTGTTCACAATGCCAGACGGATACAAAGCAGTTAACTACGCCGGTCTCGGCATCGAAATGTTGGAGGTTTGATATGGGATGGGCATCAGGTTTACAAGCGGGTCTTCAACTAGGCCGAGCCTTCAAAGAAGGCCAAGAACGCCGTGCTATGGAAGAAATCCAAAAAGCTAGTGCTAATGAGATACAGGATTACGGTACCGCGGGAACTCAGCAGATTCAAGGTTTGCAAGCTTCTGGCGCTTATGACGTGCAGGCTGTACCCGGTGCGGAAGGCACCGCACCGACGCTGCGTTATACACCAAAACAAGGACTTGACCTTCAAGGTGACACCCCTGCCCCTGCTGGCGCATACATCGATGTAGCCCCCCAAAGAATGACTGAGTTTCTTGGGCAACGCTACGAAGGCGGTTTAACACCTGAGCGTATGGAGTCTCTTCGTACCCGTGCTATGGCCAATGCTATGGCTGACCCTATGCGTCGCCAACAAGCTTTGCAAGGTATCGCTGCTGAGGAGCGCGCACAGGAAGTGGAAGGACGCGCAAAAAAACAGTTTGAAACTCAAAACGAAGCCGCTCTACTTACTATTGAAGAACAACGCCGCCTGAAAAAAGAACGTGATGATGCTGAAGCACGTCAAAAGAAGTTGTCCCAAGATTGGTCTGACCGCTTGGCTACTAAAGACGCCGACGGTAATGTCATTGGCATGCGTCCTCCAAATGACGAGGATTTAATGTGGTCTGCGCAACGTAGCGCACAGGAACTAGCTGCTGCTGGTAAAACCCAAGAGGCACTTGGCGCGTACAAAGATTTTGTCATTGCGTCAGAAGCCCAGATCAAGAAGCAAGGTGTGGATCGTGGTGAGGCTATTAAGCGCACCGCAAAACTAGTTAACGATGGAAACTATGACGCCCTTAAAGACTTCTATGACAAGTATGTTCCCGATGGTGCCAAAGTACAAGAATATAAAGTAAACAAAGACGGCACAATTATTGTTAAGCGCGTTGACTTAAACGGCCAACCTTTGCCTGATGTCAAGACAACTAAATTAGAACTAATCCAAGGGCTTGTTTCGTTCGAAAACCCAGAAAAGCTAGCTACTTACGCTCAGCAGTCATTTACGAACGCCATGACCTCACGTCAAGTTGCGGCTACCGAGTCCCGTGCTGCTTCTGCAAATAAGACGGCTGGGTTAAACGAAAAATTAATTAATGCGCGAATCGATAACCTTAATGCTAGAACCACTGCACTTAACGAACCACCTAAGTTAACCGAAGCGCAAGTTACCCAGCGTGCACGTGTCATGGTTACTAACAGAGAGCGCAATCCAGCAACAGGTAAACCATATACTATGGGCGAAGCTACAGAGGCTGTGAAGGCTGGTAAAGCGAGCAACCCTATCGCTGATGCCCTCGACAGAGCTCTAGGTGGAAACGTCGACCCATTTGAAGCAGAGTAAGAAAGCAATTTCATGGCTACATTTGACCAAATTCGAAGCAGATTTCCAAGCGCCCGTGGCTTAAGTGACAATCAAATTGTCGAAAAGCTATCGAGTATTACGAAGCTTCCGTACGAAGATGTGGCCAAAGAATTTGGATACACAGCAAAAACGTCAAGCGGGTTTTTTGGCGGGGCTAACGATCTAGCAATTGAAGCGGCTAACTCCGCTGCAGGTTTGGTCAGCGGTATTGGTAATTTTGTCTCACCCGGCAATAGGTTCAGCCAAGGTATTGAGGAAAACTTAATCAAGCCCGGTGAAGCGAAGCAGTCCATTCCTACTGTGCTGGCTAAGCGGGCATTGCAGCGTGGCATGTCTACGAGTGAGTTTGGCCCACAAGCATCTGCAGTTTACGACTACATCACAGAGAACCCCGGCCTTGCCGCCGCACAAGCTGCTGGTTCGTTTGGCCCAATCGGTTTATTCGGTAAGGGCGTACAAGCTGGATCAATGGCATTAGGGCTTAGTGCTAAAGCTGCTGGCCGTACTGGTCTTGGTGCAACTGCGGCTTTGTCTGGTGCCGCAGCAGGTGGTGATGCTGGTGGCGACGCATATCAGCTTGTGATGAACACACCTCGTGAAATTTTGCTGGCGCACCCACAGGCGCAGGCGCTACTTGAGTCAGGCGTCACAGATGTAAATCAGATTTATGAAGAGCTCGCCACACGTGCGGCGCGTCGCGCTAGCGTAGTACCAGCCATCATCGGTGCAGTATCTGGTGCAACAGGTGCCGAGAAAGCATTGCTTGGTGGTACACGCGGCTTTCGTGGTGTCGCGAAAAGCACAGGCGCTGAAGCTCTCGGCGAAGGCTTTGAAGAGAGTGCTACAACTTACTCAGGCCGCAAGGCAGCACAAGAGTACAACCCTAATATTGACCCCATGGTCGGTGTGTATGGCTCTGGCCTCATGGGTGCCGCGCTTGGTGCTGGAACAGCTTTGCCTGTATCTCTGGCACGTATGCAACCCGCGCAAGACGCAGAAGTTGATCTAACCGCACCTGCTGGCGACCAGATTACAGAACCCGCACCACAAGGTCTTACAACATACCGTCCAGCGCCTTTGCCTGATTCAGCATTCACACCTGCACCTGCGCAGCTTGATTTGTTTAATCAGCGTGGTGGCCCCGCCCCAGTAAGCGGTGAGCAACTTGATATGTTCGGCGGTGGTGGGCAGATGCAAGTGCCTGTGGTTGATGAGCGACAAGGTGATTTATTCGCCCCTGCTGAGCCTACTTTCCAAACCCGTATTTCTGCAGGATTGCTAGACGGACTTGGCATGCCTAGGCAGTCGCCTATGTACCGCCAGTTGCTTGGTAAGGATATGGCTGATCCTGCACAGCAGCCACAAATTGCAGCGTTGTTCGACCGTGTGCGTTCTGACGGCAATATCTCAGAAAGAACCAAAGCTGGTATCGAAGGTCTTGCTATGCAAGCGTTCGGTGGTATGGCGCAACAGCAGGAAATGTTTGGCCCTCGCGGCGGTGCCTATCCACAAGGTAGACCCAGTACGCAACAGAACGCGCCCGGCCCTATAGAAAACATTTTGCCTACGGCTCCTCTTGGCGTTACAACTGACATGCAGCAAGCGGCTGCAAAACAAACTGGTCAACCGGCGGCCCCTGTTCAACCAACTCAACCAATAACTCTACCGAGCGTGCCACAGGGTGTAACTCTGACCGCCGATGAGAACCGCTTAATTAAGCAGGCTAACGCTGTGTTTGGTATTGCAGAAACAGACGCAGAACGCGCTAGTGTTGCCGCCATGGTGCAGCGCACCATAGACCGCGCTGTTAAGCGTAACCCTGCTGCAGTACAAACTTCTCCTCTGGGTGGTGCCTCAACGACCGCTCCTTTGCCTCCTGCGCCAGCCGCAGGGGGCGTTTCTTCTACTCCTGCAACGACTACCCAAAATGGCGCTCAAACCACTCAAGCCAAGCAAACAACGCCGCAAAGACAAGAACTCTCCGCAGCAGAGTCCGCAGAACTGAGCAGGATTCTTTCTGACACCGACAAAGCTGACGTTAAAAATGTATTGCCAGCATCGGTTAAGACTGACAAGGCGGCGGTTCCCGGTCGCACATCAATTGGGCAAGATGGCCTTATACGCATTCGGGATGCGTTGGTGCAAGGCAAAGACACTGCAGATGAAAAGACTGGACGGATCGTTGACGCTTTGCGTTTCTTTGCTGAGTCATACAAGGTCTACTCTGACCAAGGCGGCCAAGCCTTGTCACGTCGTTTCAAAATTCCTAAACGTAGCACCCCTGCCCAATTTGCTGAAGAGCAAACACTTGAGATTGAGCGCACTGCCGCTACTGTCCGCCAAGCATTGGTTGAACTCGGTGACGCTGTAGGCGGCAACGCAAAAGACGTAGAAGCTGTTGTGCGCCTTGTCAAAGACATGGTGCAAGGTAAGTTGGCTTCCCCCGGCAGTAACAATAAAACCGTTCGTGCAGAGTTAGGGAAGCTTGATACTATGCTGTCACAAGCATGGGCGGCGGCTAAACGCGAAGCGTTCATGGGCGCAGAGCCTAACACCGCGGACATTCGCACAGGGGCTATTCGTGGCTCCGTCGAGGTCAAGGGTAAAGGCAAGATGCCTACGCTCGTCAAGGTTGCCAAAGAAGGTATTTACGCGGGTCAGGATATCGGCACGCTAAAAGGGTTGCCTGCCATCTTGCATTACATGCGCACCAACGGTACCCCCATGGAGCGTGCGTTGTCGATCGCGCTTCGCGAAACAATTGTTGGGCAGAAGAGCAATATTAAGCTGGAGTTTATTACTGAGGGTAAACCCCGATTCGACCCCAAGACAAACACGGTGTACCTTAACCAAGAAGAGTCACCTGAGATCATCTTGCATGAGGCGTTCCACGCCGCCTTGCAGTCGTTTGTCTATAAGAACCCCAATCATCCAGCCGTATTGCAGCTCAAGAAATCCCTTAAAGACATCGTCGGTTACAAGGGTGAGCTGACTGGCAAGGCATTAGAAGTGCAGACTTTGCTTAAAGACCTTGTAGCCCAAGGCAATGAGCTAGATGCGGTGCTTGAATTGGTCTCTTATGGCAACACGCTTAATGAGTTCCGCAAAGCACTCCAAGGTATGAAGTCTGACAAGAACATTCCAAAGTCATTCTTGGAATCTGTCAACAGTGCGTGGGCAGCAATTAAGAATATTGCCTCTAGGTTGTTGGGCGGTAAACGCTCTTTGGCAAACGACGTGCTTGAGTCATCGCTAGAGTTGCTTGATAAAGCCCGCAGTAAAACACCAGAAGCTGGTCAAGGTAACACCCTCATGGCCGCGCTTAATAACGCAAAGGACGCTATTACAAAAACTGTTGCGTTCAAGAACTGGTTTAAGGACAGCAAGGTTGTCGACAACGGCGGCAATCCGTTAGTTGTGTACCACGGTACAGTTGGAGATTTCGATACATTTAGCAAAGAATTGTTGGGGTCGTCAACTATGACCGAGTCCGCAAAACGCGGGTTCTTCTTTGGAGGTAACGCAGACACAGCCAACACCTTTGCCCGTATTGCTAATCGCTATGGGGACTCAAGCTTGACGCCAGAAGTAGCTGAAGCAAACTTTAAAGCTTTTGTTGATAGCGCAAAAGCTGCAGTCACCGAAGCCGAAGCATCTAAAGACGCGGCAAAAATAGCTAGTGCCAAGGATTCGTTAAGTAGAGCAGAGTCAGCTTTCGCTAGTTTCTTGGGTATGCGGCAAAACATCATGCCTGTGTACCTCAGCATGCAAAACCCGCTAGTTGTAGATCAGAAAGGCAAGTCCTACCGGGATGAGCCATATGCGAACACGATCGCTCGAGCTACTGCTGGCGGATATGACGGCGTTATTATAAAAAACACATACGATGGTTCAGAAGGGCCATCCGTATTTGACCGCGTCGTTGCTAAGTTGCGTGGTAAAAACATACCATCAGATACGATCTACATCGTATTTGAGCCAAACCAGATTAAGTCTGTGTTCAACAAGGGCACGTTCGATCCCAATACTGGCAACATTCTCGAGGCCGCTGTGTCTAGTGAATCACAAAAGGCCGTCGACGCCGCTACAACTACAGCTATGGAAGCTGAAGCAAAAGAAGCTGGCTACGCAAACGCGACAGAGTTCGCAGATAAACAAGGCGCATGGAAAACACCTACACAGGTTGCCTTCGAAGCCCTTGGGTTTGGCCGTGTCAATGGTAAAGACTTGCCGCTTACTAGTAAGCTCAAAGACAATGGCGCTAAGGTTGCGCAGTGGGTTCGTGTTAATGTCCCAACGCTTGAGCGAGTCATTCTCAACTTTAACTCCAAGTTCAGCAATGGTGGACTTGTTAACAGTGCTATCGACACCTTTAAGTTCGACCAAAATACTGGTTACTTGCAGATGGAACGAATCGCACAACATTTGCGTGCGCACCCAGAATTGGCTAAGCCGTTTTTAGCTTACATGGACGGTAACGACAAAGCCCTTGACGGCGTTAAGAATAACGCGTCTATGAAGGTCATCGCAGACAACCTGCGCGGGCTAATGGATAAATACATTAAATCCCTCCCTGTCAACTCCAAAGAGCGCCGTGCGTTCGAGAATGTGCCGTTCTCACAGTACCTGTTGCACCCAGACAGCATCGGGCAAACTGCAGGCACTACCATGGGCGTTGCAAAGATCGGTGAGTTGCTCAAGACTGAGACCCGCGGTGAGGTAAGCCTAGATGAGTTCAAACAGTACCTAGCTGAGAAAGACGGCTCTATCGATCTAAATGACCCGCTATATCAGATGTTTGAAGAAACACTTGGCAACATAAGACCGGCTGGGTTTATTTCCAAAGCCAAGTACGAGCAGATGGGTGCCGCACCAGCTGGCATGGCAGTTGATACAAGCCGCGTCTGGAAGCTCGCAAAGTACGACCCAGACAAAGGCCCTTATAAGTTTGAGTCGAGCTCTACTGCTAAACAACTTGCCGAAGGTCGCAAGATCGAAGAGTTGTCTGCCGCATTGTTAAACACCACTGCGGCACTGTCTCATACGTACGCCAGCCGCAACTTCTTTAATGGCTTGCTTAACATCGGTCGTGACGAGAACGGCGCACCTACAGCGAGCTCTGTAACATTCGACACAATCGATGAGATCAACGCTGCTTTCCCAAACCGTAAAATTTCTCAAAGCAGTATCCTAAAGGTATCAGACGAAGCGTCCCGCTCACCACAGATTCGCTGGAAAACACAGCGTACTGGAACATGGGTGCAGTTGCCTGAAAACTCATCAGCGTACGGCCCATTGCAAGGAAAAATTATTCCCGGCCCGGTATGGAACTCTATGATCGACATGCACGATCGCTCGCCATTGCTTAACTCACGCGCTATCAATGGTTTGATGACTACGTTCAAGAAATCAAAGACGGTGTACAACCCCGGCACGCACGTTACCAACGTGCTGTCTAACGTCTCATTAGCCATCTTGCACGGTATTAACTTTAATACACTGGGTCGCGCTACGCAGATGTTCGTTCAGTTTGAACGCAACCCCAACGGTATGAAGCCAGAAGATTTGGCGCTTATGAAGGCGTTCTATAACTCTGGTTCTGTGCTGGGTCAGTTCTCAAGCGCTGAGGTAAAACAAACGGTGTACGACAAGATGAACGCCGCTATTGAGCCAGACAGCGACAGCTCGTATATGACGCGCATCAAGACGTTTATGAAGTATGAAGCGGCTAAGGCAAAGATTAAGGATTACGACTCTAGAGCCACTGAGTTCTACGCCGCGGAAGATAACGTCTTCCGTTTGGCCGCGTTCTTAAACACCGCAGGCAACATCCAGCTACGCGACGGCACAAACAAAATAAGTGAACAGCAGATGACTGAGGCAGGTTCGGCAGCCCGCAACATGTTCTTGGATTACGACATCGATGCCCGCGCTATCCGTGCGCTACGCCAATCATTCCTACCATTTGTGTCGTGGCCATATGCAGCAGCTGGCGTCCTCGGACGCATCGCCATCGAGAAGCCTTGGGCTATGACTAATATGCTAATGAGCATAGCGCTTATTGCAGCGGCTACTGGTGGGGCTGACGACGAGGAAGACCGCAAAGTAGCTCCCGAGTACTTGCGTGAGAAGTCACTTATGGGACTTGGCCCCTACATGCACATGCGCGTGCCGTTTATGGGCGACCAAGAAAACCCTGTGTACTTTAACTTAGGTAAGTACATTCCTATGTTCTCACTGTTTCAGTCAGCACAGGGCAACCAGAAGACACTTGGCATTGAGTTACCAGCCTTTGCTACACCCGGTGGCCCGCTTATCAGTACAGTGTCCGCGCTTAACGGGTATGACCCATTCACAGGCAAACCCATTGCTGACCCAACAGATGAAACGTGGGATCGTGTCGTTAAGACAGGCAAGTATTTATACGACTCAATGGCTCCGAGCTGGCTAAGTACCAAGTTTTGGGAAAAAGTAGGCGATCTCAAAGACGAAAAAACTGGGCCATTGGGCGTCGAAAAAAGCTCACTGTTCTTAGCTCGTACCCTAGGTGGACTTGGACTGTATCAGTTTAACGTTGAAGAATCTCGTTTCATGCAGGACAAGAAAGTTGAAAGTATCAAGAAAGACTTTAACGCCGCTATGAACAAAGCCAAGCGTAACGAATATAGTAAGGGTTATCCCGACTATGATGCCATTGACGCGGAGCTCGATGCACTGCAAGATCGACTCCAAAAACGTATCGCTGAACTTACAGGAGAAGAGTGATGGCTAAAACACCAGCATGGCAACGTAAAGAGGGCAAGTCCGAAAAGGGCGGCTTGAACGCCAAGGGGCGAGCCTCTTACAACAAAGCAAACCCCGGCAAGCCGGGCCTGAAAGCACCTCAGCCAGAGGGCGGCCCACGTCGAGATTCATTCTGCGCTCGCATGGAAGGCATGAAAAAGAAATTGACTAGCGAGAAGACGGCTAAAGACCCGAACTCCCGCATCAATAAATCGTTACGCGCTTGGAACTGTTAATTTAACTGGAGGTTATTATGATGCCCTTTAAAGGTAAAGAGTCGAAGAAAGAGGAAGCCAAGGAAATGAAAGCCGCTGGCTCTAAGAAGATGTACATGAAGATGGAAAAAGCCGAAGGCAAGAAGTCCACTTCATTCAAGCCCTGCCCCGGCTGTAAGATGCCTGCCAAGTGCAAAGCCGCTGGCAAGTGCATGGCTAAAGGTAAATAATCATGGCTACCAAGCCCGGCCTCTATGCCAACATCAACGCAAAACAGGAGCGCATTAAGAATGGCTCCGGTGAAAAGATGCGTAAGGTAGGCAGCAAAGGCGCTCCCACAAAAGCTGACTTCATCAAGTCTGCAAAGACTGCGAGAAAGAAGTAATGCCTTTTACATCTGACAAACAAGCCCGCACTATGCGGGCTGCTGCGCACAATCCTAGCTTCGCTAAGAAGCTGGGTATTGAAGTCAAAGCTGCCAAGAAAATGGTAGCCCATGACAAAGCCAAGGGCGCTAAGCCCAAGGCCAAGAAGTAATTACTTCATCCCTGCTGAACGTGTTCGTGCAAACGAACGGTTCGCAGACTTAGGAACTGCGCGGAGGTTGCCTCCGCCATTTCCACCGCCCTTCGCAATGGGCTTCTTGTGATCGACGTCGAGGCCATCGCCCTTGCGGACGACGCCTTTCTTTTCCATATGCCGACGAGCCGCGTTGCGGTCAGCTCGGTTAGCGATCTGTTCAGGACGCCCTTGGTAGTTGGCGTATTCCTTTTTGTAGTCACGTGCCATGATGTTTGCCTCACAAAAGATGGCTTATTGTCCCACAGCCGTGCCATTTAGAACAGCCAGTAGCACAGGACTTTGTTCCCTGAATGACGTGCCAGTCAGCGTGCTCGCAAAACGTGGGTGGTTCAGGTTCACGATCAGGCAGTTGGTCTGGCCGGGGCTTCTGTCCTTGCAACCCTTGAACACAGTCACACGCTCCCGCTTGGCAATCAATGCACCGTTCGCCTGCAACTCACGCTCAATACGGTCGAGGCTATCGCTTGTCCTGTTTAACCATGCCCTGAACAGCGTCAAGTTGAGTGCGGCCACGCTACCGGGCATGACGGGGGTCTTTGCATCATAGACAACCTTAATACGTGCAACGGCTTTCTCTGGAGCGGGCTGTGTCACCTGTTCCTTGCCTGAGCCGTAGACCTCTGTGCAATGCACCAAGCGGTCGTTGTGTTCCATGAGGAACTGGCCGATGGTGTCGAACACATCTGATTTACTGTCGATGGCCGCCTGACGAGTCTGCTTAACGCGCTCGATCATGTACTCTACCGTGGCCTTGATGTCGAACGGGAACAAGCCCAAAGCCTGACCAATGCGGCCCATGCCCCATGATGCAATGATGAGCGTTCTATAGAAGCGCTCTTGTGGCTCAAACAGAAAACCGAATGTCTTATTGAACGACGCCTCAGACCAGTTCCACACAGGTTCTGGGCCACCCTTGTCGAGTACAACTTGCACAAGCTCAGGGAAAGCCCATCCGTTGTTCTTCTCAACAAGCGCAAAGAAATCATGACCATTGCTGTGGCCGTCTTCGCGCGTTGCAACAAACAAACGGTCGTGCTGATGGAACTCTAGGCAACGCGCCTTAAGTGGATCGTTGCCCGCGCGAGCGTTTTCGAATTTGTTGTACAGCGAGTAATTCGACGTCATGTGAGTTGGCCCGCACCATGTAGCAGGCTTACGCAGCTCACGCTCTTTCGTCATGGTAATCTTTTCACGGCCTTGGCTCAGTGTGTAAGCCATGTCTGCCATAGCCTCATCGTCTGCTACTGTGACTTCGTCAATAGAGCAAGGCAAGCTATTGAGCATGCCACGTATCCCATAGAAAGCATTCGCTGAGTCCTGTTTGCTCAAGAACAATGGTTTGGGCATTCCAATCAAACTGTTAACAGCAATGATCGACAGTGACTTACCAGTTGTTGTTAAGTCAGAGTAAACAGAAACGATGGCTGTAGCGTTACCCGCCGCAGGGCCAAGAATTCCAACGGTGGCTGTCAAAATCGATGCACGAATATTGTCAGTGCCGGGCAGGTTAAGCATCTCCATCGCACGCACCCACTCAGAGCGTTCACCATGCGGGCCAATGAGCTTAGCGTAACTAGCGGCAGGGCCACGCAGACGTGTGTCTGTCGCACCAATGCTAGAGCCGAGAATTGTCTGGCCGCACATAAATGAGCCGTCTTCTTGCCAACCGAAGTTGACGAAGTCCAAACCTGTGGGCGCTTGCTGTTGCACCATAGATAAATAGTCCATCAAATAGCTCCGTACTTTTTCCTGTTGTCCTGCATTCTTAATATAGATTTGTTGGTTCAATAAGAACCCTGAGAAGTCCTTGCCGATCGATGCGAGCACAACGATCTCGTGTTCAGTTTCCTTCCACCCAGTCATCGGGTACTTAGTCAACAGCTTAAACGCGGACTTGCGACTAGCAGGGTCGTGGTACACGCCAGTGATATGCATCTCATAAGGGCTGACATGGTCGAACTCAATAACCTCTTGCGCGACTTCGTTGCCGTTTGCATCGGTGGTTGTGATCTCAGTCTTGACCTCACGCATGATGTTGTTGTTCTGAACCGCATAGCCCTTGGGCAGTGTGAACGTGAACTCTTCGCCTGCCTCAGTAACTACCTCAGTCGCAGTAGCAACGGACAACTGCGCAGGGCTTGTAATGTTTCCGCGGCTTGGGCATCCCTCGCATCCCTTTGCACAGAACTGCTCGAACTTCGCACATGTTGTTGGGCCAGTGCCGTTCCAACCATTGAGCTTGTTCATGCTTGCGTCGAGGTCGAAGTCGGGGTGCTTACCTGCGATCTTGATGACAGCTTCTTTTACGTCCGTGCAATGTTTGGCCAGACCAAGTGAAGCACGCCATAGAGGCTCATCGACATTCCTACCAGCAGCATCCAATACGCCGCCAGAGTCGACAAGAGCCCTGACCTGATTGCATCTTGCGGCAACTGCGTCGAGGACGACGTCGTTCGAGTTGAGTACAGCATCGAGTATTGAGGACTTGCCGCCTTTGCGTGAAGCTGTTGCCTTCTTAGCCGCAGGGCCCTTATTGAACCACGGCTTGAGAATTGTGAAGAGCGAAGCAGGATCGTAGTCTGGGCAGTCCGCAACACACTTGACTTCCTTCCATGGCTGTTGCTTCTTATGATGCGTGCCGACTGGGCGTAACACCATGGATGGGTCGTGGATTTTAGATGTGTCAATTACAACTCCCTGTTCTTCCAGTGCGATGCGAAATGCGATGGAGGCTTTCTCCCAATGGTCTCTACTCACAGCCTGTGTTAGCGGCCAGTACAAGTGCACGCCATTACCTGACGAGATCACCATTGGGTCTGGCATACCAATCGCCGCAAGCGCAGGCATCATGGCCTTCATACCTTCGGCTTTAGTTGCATACGGTGTCTTACTGCCGATGTCTAAGTCGAGTGCCAGTGCTTTAAACCAAGTGGCCTGCACTTGTTTACGTTCAATCTTTTCACGGCCATCCGGTCGTGCGACTCTGTTGTTTGCGAATGCACCAACAGAAAAGTAAATAGTTGTTTCGGGCTCAGTGTCCCACAACGAAATGTTTGCAACAGCTTCATCGATGTCTGCAAACGAGCCGCGGTTCCAACCGAATCCACGGGGGTTTTGGCCTGAGTGGTCAGGCTTGTGTGCCATGATGACGACTTCGTCACGTTGGGCAAATATACGAGTAAGAAAGTTTTTTGTGTCCAAGACAAGCCCCTAGATGAAAAACCCCGGAGTTACCCGGGGCGCGATTTACGTTTTTATTTTATTACTCGTCAAACAAACTGTCGAGCTTTGCCGCTAATTCATCCGACGCTTTTACTGGGGCAACTACGGGTTTTGCCGTTGTGGTTTTCGGTGGAACACCATGAGACACCGTTTCGTCTTCGTATGCATCATCGACTTGTTGTACGGGTGCAACAGGTGCCGCAATACTTTGCTTCGCTGTTGGTGCCGCAATAGCAGGCCCTGCCGCTTGAGGAGCGAGCTGACGTGTAGCTACTTTAACAGAATCACTTGCGATCAAAGTGTCGACGCGAGAAATTGCTTTCTCTGGCACATAACCTTTTTGTTTGAATGTGATCTTGGGGTAGCTAGCCGCATCGTCAAAGCCCAACTCAGTGATAACCTCTTCAGGGCCAATGCCATAGTTGCCGAGTTCCTTGAAATACTCACGTAAGGCTTTCATGCCAGACACGGGAACAGTCAGGCTGTAGACCTTTGAGGGGTCAGCCGCGGCAACCACTGCCAAGTGACGTTGGTCAGCACACATCTTAGACTTCGCACCAGAGGGCAAAACCTTGGAGCCAAGTACGTTGTTAGGGCAGTCAGCGCAACTGGTGTGCACGGGAGCCTCGACACTAGCGTCAGCCTTGAGGCCATCATTCGACCAACAATCTGGACGGACGTTCTCAGCAGAGGCATCGAATGCTTTCGCATAGAATACCTTGGAGACCCTAGGGTTTGCACCAACGATGATGGTGTCCAGTGTGACGCCCACTGTTGTTTCTACGCCATCTTCGCTCAGGCGGTAACGGCCTGCACGAATGCTGATACGGGGAATGCCACCGCCGTTGTCACTGCCAACGATGGCAGATGCTACAGCTGACTTTGTACCCGCTTGTTGGCGGGCGGCGATACGAGCTGCAATGTGTGCAGGTACTGTTTGAATGTTGCTCATGATTATTCCTTTATGGGTTGCTGTCTGTTACTACGCCGTGAATACCCCGTGACCACAAAAGATTACTTGTAGCCACTGCACCTGCCGCAATTAATTGCGCGGCGCTATAACGATTTTTATTAGCACGGGGGTAGCCCGGGCCAACGTATATATCGCTGTTTCTAAAGTGGGGTACGTATGTAACATCCTTAAATTTGTATGTTACTTGTGCTCCGATTGGAGCGGCTTCTGCTGAAGTCCTTTTCATATTATTCCTTTGCTTGCGCTTTACGCAAATTAAATACACGAGTAGATGAGAAGTTGACACCGGGAGGTGGAGCGCCGTTGGCTTCAATGAAACTCTTGACTCCCAGTTTCGATGCGCGGGCTTCTACCATGTCCCACGAATCGTTTTCCTTGCAATACGCAAAGAACTCTTCACGCGACGCAACCGTCGCGGTATGGTGTGTCGACCAGTAGGCCGTACCAAAATTTGTCTTGACTGATTCGAGCCCGTCTTCCTGCGCTTTGGCAGTCATCCAGTTCTCAACGGCAACAAGCTTTTCCATAAGCTTGGCCTTAGCGGCTTTGTGCTCACGCTCGAGGGCGTCAATAGCACCGCGTACTTGCAGATATTTCTCTGCGGCTAATTCATAGTTCATAAGTAAATCCTAACTGTTTAACTAATCGTCACTGTTGATGCCTTGCACCAAATTCAAAAACTCCGCCAATGTGTTCTGCTTTGCGCGGAGTCGGCGGTATAACTCTGCTTCAAAGCCTGTGGCCCAGATGTGCCATACAGTCGTCTTGCCAGTTGTTGTCAACCGGCGAATCCTTGCATTGGCTTGCTCATACTGTTCAAGTGAATAAATTGGAGCAAACCAAACAATATCTTTCGCACGTGTCAATGTCAATCCATGTGCCGCTACTTTCGGGTGAGCCAACAAAATCTGTGGCTTGTCCGTGTGTTGAAAGTCGTTGAAGATTTGATTGCGGTCGTTCTTGCTAACGTCACCGTGAACCGATGCAACATCGAATCCATCAGCAGTTAACTTCGCCTGCAACTCATCTTGTACGCCTCTCAGCGGAACAAATATGATGACCTTGTCACCTATCTCATTAAGTAGTTCAGTAAGTGTATTATACCTCAACGAGCCATCGATTGCAATCTTACCGGTCTCGCTGTACACGACACCGCAGCTAATTTGCAACATCTTACTCAGCACAACCGCCGCATTCGCAGCAGTCACTTCACCCGCCGCAAACACAGTCACGGCTTTGTCTTTCATTTCCTTAAACGCTTTTTGTTGTTGAGGTGTGAGCTCTGTCTTGCGACCAACGAAGTTAGTGTCAGGCAAATCCTTGCACTCGTCAAGCGAAAAACGAATCGATGGTTGCAAAACTTTCTTGCATGTCTCGAGCGCGTCTTGTCGTGGTGTCCACTTAAACGTTGTCACCTTCTGCATCACCATGTCTTTGAACGTCGTGAAGCTCTTAGGGCAAGTGGGCGAATCAACAAGTCGTGCGAGTGTCCATGCATCAGCAGGTGTCTGTGAGATCGGTGTACCCGTGAGCATCCACAGCCATGGCTTATGCGTCTGCATCCACTTAGCAAAAATCTTGTACCGCTGTGAGCTGGGTGATTTGAGCGCAGTTGCTTCGTCATATATCACGACGTCGAACCCTTTCAAGTCCGCGGCCATGTTACTAAAGCCATCGTGGTTAATGATGAAGTACTGCACACCGGGCTTCTCTAGCAGTTGCTTGCGCTTCTCCTTCGTACCAGTGACAACGACGAACATGCGATGAGGCAAGTGGTGCTTGAGCTCCCTCCCCCATACAACAGTCAGCGTCGACAAGGGCGCGACGATCAGAATCTTTTTCGCAACACCTTCGTCAA